CTTGCTACAAATATGCGGGATGCTAAATGTGTAATTTTGTGCACGCCAACTTATGTAGATGATATTGAAGAAAAATATGGTAAGCGTGTTCAACCTCAAGGAGTGTTAAATGAATATAGATCATTTGTAAAAACATCAGATGATAAATATGCTACTGATAGAGTTACAACTAACGATCTTGTTGGTCAAGGGCCTAATGAACCCATCAACGATGCATCTTATAAGGGTGGAATGGCCATACTCAAAGAAGCATGGTATTATGAAGGCGGTGAATTAAGATTATCTACTTGGTGCGATAATACATTATTACAAGATATTCCATCTCCATATCCATTTATACCAATAATCAATTATACAAATTACGATACTGGGCATTCAATATGGGGTAAGGGTGAGCCTGAAATCATTGGATCTTTAGCAACATCAACTGCGGTTATACTAAGTCAATCACTTGATAATTTGCTTATTGTGGGAAATAGTCCAATGGTTATGTCAAAAAGTTTAGCCAAAACACAAGGCAATTTGCCCACTGATCGTCCTGGCCAAATTTTCTATTTAAATTCGCCAGCGGATATTGTTCAGCGTATACCAGCAGGTAACATATCATCAAGTTCATTGCCATTATCTGAATATATGATGTCACTTATTGACACAACGTCTGGAGTGCATGAAATATCAAGAGGTTTTAATCCTACGGGTGTAAGTGCTGGAAAAGCAATCGAGGCATTACAACAAGCCTCTCAAACACAGATTCGTGCAAAAGAGCGAGAAATAGGCTCTGGTGCTATAGTAGATATGTATCGCATGACATTGTACCTGATGAAACACAATTATTCTAAAGATATAAATATACGTAAAAGATCTGAAGATGGTTCAGGATGGGACTTTGTCAAGATCCATCCTTATAAACTAGACCATGAACTTGATATATCATATGTGCCTGGTTCATCAATGCCAGAATCAAGGGCCAGCAGATTTGATCAAGCAGTAGAATTATTACAACTAGGCTTATTGGATGAGCAGTCATTTTGGGAGTGGACACAAAAAGATACAACTAATGAGCGTTTAGAAGAAATTGCTAAGGCAAAAGCCGAGCAAGCAAAACAGATTCAACAAGAAATGGACATAATTAATAATAGTACATCTGAGGATGAAATTATGGATGCCCTTTTACGGCAACGTGAAATAAGCGGTATGGGTCCTAAAACTGATAATATGAAACAAAATAATCCAATTGGAGATATGTAATGGCTAAATATGGCAAGAAAGATAAGAAAGATAAAAAAAGCAAAAAGTCTGCTTTAAAGCGTATTGCTGGTAAAGCACCAAAACAAACTAGTAAGTCTGAGTATTTAAAATTTTCTGATTTAAATCCATCTGATGTGCATCAGGGAGATGTGACCTATAGAGGTGTTACATACAAAGATAGGCCTTCTACGAATAGAAATGTGTACTCAATGAATGTAAAACGTGGGCACGGTAAGAGTGCCTTTATATTCCAAGGCAAGTTATACAAACATACAAACAGTTTTGGAACTCAATATCAAGAAGTAAAAGTTTAAAATTTATCAACCAATCATATAAGGATGTTGAAATGAGTAAAGACAGTAGAATAGCATATAACGAAATTGATATCACTGAAGATGATGTCGCAAAATTATGGGATATGCCTACAACAGAAGAGGCTACAACGCCTCAAGAAGAAGTAAAAGAAGATGCAGAAGCATCTCAGCCAGTTGAAAGTACTGAAGAACCAGTGGAAGCAACCTCTGATGAGGTAATCGATAGTCCACCAGTTGCAAGTGATAAAATGGAAATTGATGGTGTTGAGTATGATTTAGAAACCATTCAGAGTTGGAAAAAGGATTCTACCAATAAAACTGATTGGCAAAAATCAAACACTGAAAAGGCCCAGAAGTTATCACGGTTTAGCAAGTTAGCAGATGAACTCAATACTAATGAAGAGTTCCGCGAGCATATGAAATCCTATTTCTTTGACAATCCAGATGAGGTGAACAAGTTTGGTCTTGGTGACAAGATTGAGTTAGATGAACCCAATGAAACTGTTGAGGAAAGCCATGAGGTCAATCCTCTTGAAGAAAGATTAAGTATGCTTGAGGAAATTGAGAATGATCGACTCCTCGAAAAACGTGTTGAAGTTTTAGATAGTCAATTAACTACACTAGAAAAAAAATACCCAGAGTATTTGAGTGATGAGAAGTCAAAGGA